GAAAAGATGAAAACCCTGTCGCGACACTCAGAACTGGCGAAAGCGTTCGCATACGCCCTGAACCAGTGGCCGGCGCTGACGTACTATGCAGATGATGACCTGGTTGCAGATTTTTTTATGGGCTCAGGTTCAACGGTAAAAGCTGCACTGGCGCTCGGGCGTCGTGCGATTGGCGTTGAACTGGAGACCGGACGTTTTGAGCAGACAGTCAGGGAAGTTCAGGATTTAATCGTTTGAAACGGATGAGATTGCAGAATTAATTACGCACCATTATTATTCTGCTTCCGGCCCTTTAGCTCAGTGGTGAGAGCGAGCGACTCATAATCGCCAGGTCGCTGGTTCAAATCCAGCAAGGGCCACCATCACAAACCGCCATTAGCTTATCAGGAAGAGCAGACGACACGATAACAGGGTTGTTGGTGCGGGGGCGGGTCCCCGATGGCGGTCCATTATCGGTATTCAGCGTTGTTAGCTCAGCCGGACAGAGCAATTGCCTTCTAAGCAATCGGTCACTGGTTCGAATCCAGTACAGCGCGCCATATTCATTCTTCCAGATTCCTTTCGGCAGAGCCTTATACTGAAATATACCTGGCTCAGGATATTGTTGAAAATATTATATGTTTGTCAAAAATAAAAGTTCTGTTAAGTGTTGATTGAGTGTTTGTTATACGGTCTAATGGTTTTTTCAGCATTAAATATTTATCATTCATATGGTGTGGGTAGAGTGAATATTGATGAGGCGTCGGGGTGTTTCATCCTTAGGCAGCGTATTGATATAGTCAATGCAGAACGAGCAAAGGCCTTCAGCCGTTTGACAGTTTTGTTCTGTACTCCTGATCGTCTTTCGGGAAGAGACGTTATTATTCTGAATAGTGATGCTATACAGAGGGTTTGCGATGAGTTCATGGTGGCTAATTCAGAATTATTTGCTCTTGTTCAGGAGTACAACAGAATAGCCAGGACCTGTGGTATGGATGAACTTCGGATTACTCATCTGGGGTAGATACATATCTGGATTATCACCGGTTACGGTAAAAAGTGATTGCTTACTGTTTTTGTGAATGGCATTGCAGCAGCCGGATAATGTCAGTGCTGGCTGACGGTGTGCTGGTGGCGGGTGTGGTGGTTGCTGCTTTCCCGTTGCTGAAAAAGAAAACGCCAGACTGTTAGCCGGGTATCAGTTAGCGGGAGAAATTTTTAAATACTTCACAATTCAGGCGGTTGACTGTTGTCTGGTTTGCGGGGAGTTTGTTAAAAGAAACTGGCATGGTGAATCCCCCTGTGCGGAGGGGCAATCAGCGAGTAGGTATATGGGATAATCGCGGATTCAGGTGCTGGTACTGAATTCACCGGGAGGCACCCGGCACCATGCAATGGCACATAGCGCCACTCTCCAGCCCCTCTCCGGAGGGGCTGTTTATATTGATTTTGTCAGATGTGAGTAAACTCCTTATGGACTTTGTTGTTTTAGCCCATAAGGACATATTTGCAGAGTGCAACGGTTATTAAAGCATTCATTCAATACGTTATCTGTATTTGTAGGGCATTCCTGGCTGTTTTTGATTAAATTCCAGAATGTTTTATTGAATGGTACTACGTTGTAAATGGTTACAGGCAGCACTTTGTTATTGAGCATGATGCCTGTGTGAGTCAGTGTAAATATACTTTCAGGAGGTAAGAAAGCATCCGATTGATACCAGATTATTAATTTTATTTTACTCCATATGACTGAAAAAGATATTCCGCATGATGGCTGGATAACTGTATCAATCACAATCCACTTCATTTAGTTTCCTTGTTTATGCCTTGCTGGTGATGTTCTGAAAAGTATAAATGATATTTTTGATTGTAAACCATAGAGCAGAATTATTTTTCTGATGTTGTTTATTGTTTATTTAAATGCAGGGTGGTTTATATCTCGTCTTGTAGTTTATCCATGCATATCTGCTTGATGATGAGGTTTTTAATTAAGGTATGGTTTTGTGTTTTTTCTGTATTACATGTCAGGTATTTTAAAGAATCATTTTTCAGATGGTGGAAAGAACCATGGCATTTAAACACTATGATGTTGTCAGGGCGGCGTCGCCGTCAGATCTTGCGGAAAAGCTGACACATAAACTGAAAGAGGGCTGGCAGCCGTTTGGTAGTCCGGTGGCCATAACCCCTTATACCCTGATGCAGGCGATTGCAGCAGAAGGTGATGTGGTCGTCAGTGGTGCAACTGAGCCGGAGTGGTACTACGTCATCGTACTGGCCGGGCAGTCCAATGCCATGGCTTACGGTGAAGGGCTTCCGCTTCCGGATTCATACGATGCGCCCCATCCGCGCATTAAGCAACTGGCCCGTCGTAACACAGTGACTCCCGGTGGTGAAGTATGCGTATTTAACGACATCATTCCTGCTGACCATTGTCTGCATGATGTTCAGGATATGAGTACGATTAACCATCCCCGGGCTGACCTGAGCAAAGGGCAGTACGGCTGTGTCGGCCAGGGCTTACATATTGCCAAAAAACTGCTTCCGTATATCCCTAATAATGCGGGGATCCTGCTGGTACCATGCTGTCGTGGTGGTTCGGCATTCACCCAGGGCACGGAGGGGACATTCAGCGAGTCCACGGGGGCCAGTCAGGATTCGGCTCGCTGGGGAGTGGGTAAGCCGTTATATCAGGATCTGCTTTTCCGCACGAAGGCAGCATTGCAGAAAAACCCGAAAAACGTTTTGCTGGCGATATGCTGGATGCAGGGGGAATTCGATATGACGAATGCCAGTTACGCCCAGCAGCCAGCAGCATTTCTTGCAATGGTACAGCAGTTCCGTGCTGACCTTGCCGGGCTGGCAGCGCAGTGTCACGGTGGAAGTCCGGCATCAGTCCCCTGGATTTGTGGCGACACGACATACGCGTGGAAACAAGAACACGGTACGCAATATGAAGTGGTATATGGTGCATATAAAGGTAAAGAATCCCAGCAGATTTATTTTGTTCCCTTTATGACCGATGGTAGCGGAGTTAATACACCGACAAACAACCCGTCAGAAGATCCTGATATTGCCGGGTCTGGTTATTACGGTTCGGCATCCCGAACGAACAAAAACTGGGTATCATCAAATCGCCCGACGCATTTCAGCTCATGGGCGCGTCGTGGCATTATTCCCGATCGTATGGCAACTGCTATTCTGAACGTAGCCGGGCGCACCTCAGCCTTCATCAGTGGTAAGGCACCGGAAATCAAACCCTCGCCCGGCGGCGACACGCCATCGGGTCCGTCTGCAGATACGTCCGTTCGCACAATCTCCCTGCTGCCGACAGCCGGAGAGGCTGCTGCGCAGGGCTGGACCATTAAGGACGGCGGAATTCAGTTGTCGGGTGGTGTATTTAAGATCGCCAAGCAGAGCAATAAAGCCTGGTCCCTGACGCGCCCGGTGGATGACGCAGTCTCCCTGCTGACACGGGGTGGCAGACTGAGCTGTAAGTTTCGACTGTCAGGCGCACTGACCAACAACCAGTTCGGTCTGGGAATTTATCTGTATACCGATGTAGCGTTACCTGACGTCGTGGCGATGACCGGGACTGGTAACCCGTTCCTGATGTCGTTCTTCACCCAGACCACAGACGGCAAACTGAATCTGATGCATCACAGGAAAGCAGGAAACACAAAGTTGGGCGAGTTCGGGAATTACAGTAACGACTGGCAGACGCTGGAGCTGGTGTTCACCGCCGGCAGTGCCACGGTTACTCCGAAACTGAATGGAGTGGCTGGCCCGGCATTCCAGGTCATAAAAGACAGTCTGACACTGGGGCTGAATGCGCTGACGCTGACGGATATTACCAAAAATGCAGCGTATGGCGTTGAGATAGAAAGTCTGGTGCTGGAGATAAATGCACCAGCATCATCATAAAAAGTGAGCCAGTCAAATGGAAGGTATCGTTAAACTCACCGGTAGTGTCAGTGGGTCGTCTGAGATGCCTGCATGAGTTATCAGAGCCATCAGTACTTAACTGGTGGCTTTTTTATTGTTGTCAGCTTCCGGATAACGGGAGACGGGGTATGTACCAGATGGAAAAAATCACAACAGGTGTGTCATACACCACGTCAGCGGTGGGAACGGGCTACTGGTTCCTGCAGTTGCTGGACAGGGTTTCCCCGTCTCAGTGGGCGGCAATAGGCGTGCTGGGGAGTCTGCTGTTTGGGCTGCTGACATATCTGACTAACCTGTATTTCAAAATCAGAGAGGACCGGCGTAAGGCGGCGCGGGGAGAGTAAAGCGATGAAGAAAAAATACGAACTGGTTGTTAAAGGGATAAATAATTACCCGGATAAGATTACTGTTACTGTGGTACTGGAAATTGGTGGGTATCCGTCACTGTTGTTGCCAAATGTGGCGATTAGTCTTGACCGTACTGAAGGTGCCACGCTGGAGTTTTACGAAGCTGAGGCGAAAAAGCAGGCGAAGCAGTTTTTCATGGATGTTGCTGCCGGGTTATGTGAAGGGAACGAACCGTTGCCGGAAAAGCGCCCCATAATTTTAGAGGCGCAGGATGTGTTGATAACCTACAAAGGAAAGCTACCGGGAAGAATTACTGGTTCTCTGAAGATGCCGCCGTCAACACTGCGGTCAGAAAAAGAGGCGTCTTGTCTGCAGTCTGAGTACTCCATTACGGTTAAAAGTGCCGGAGAGGAAGGAAATAAACGTTATTTTATTGCGTCTGCACCTGATAAAGATCAGGAATGGGAGTGTAACCGGCCATCCTTTGTTGTATACGGAGATGGCGGGAAAATAACCATCTCAGAAAATGGGAAATTAACACCGCCATCGCACCAGCATAGTGAGGCGCTCATTGAATTTGCCATTGATTACCTGAAGAACAATAAAAAGCAGGGGCTGATGAAGCGCATTGGTCGTTGCATGGGATATCTGCAGGTAGCAGCTGAGATTGAAATGATGGCCAGTGGTGCTGACAATGATGCAGTTGTGCTGGAGGCTCTTCTGCGTGATTTTGATAATACGCCCTTTAAGAAAGCACCTGTTGACTGGATGCAGCCGGGGATGACTTATCTGAAAGGGCGTATATAAGGTGGCTCGTTATCTGTTGCTGGATAATCGACTGAAGATGCGTTCTTTTTGTGTTTTTGCGTAATGATTGTCCCACTCACAATCAAGGTAGCTTAATTCTTCATTCAACCAGTTATTTATATTGGTCTTAATACGCATAAGCATGGGCTGTGTTAATGCTCTGGCGATAATGCCGAGAGTCACAGGTGTGAGATGTCCATACGGCTCAGCCTGAATGGATTTTACTGCATCGTGTTCTTGTGGGAGGAGTAAGAGGCACTCTGATTTTACCCGCTCATTTATGGCTTGCAGGCATAAATCATAATTATGTTGATCGTTATGCATGGTTAATCCTCTACTGAAATTGTCAGATATATTTCAGCCATCAGGAAAAACGCCAGTGTCCTACCGCTGGCGGGCTGAAGATTTAACATATCCAGGGATTCGGAACCGATAAATCCTGATAAATATCCATGAACACCAAAATCAAATATGGCCTGTCGGCTGCCGTTCTGGCGTTGATTGCCATCGGTGCGCCTGCGCCTGATATTCTCGACCAGTTTCTGGATGAAAAAGAAGGTAACCACACAACGGCATACCGTGATGGTGCGGGTATCTGGACCATCTGCCGCGGTGCCACAATGGTGGATGGTAAACCTGTTATTCCGGGCATGAAACTGTCGAAGGAAAAATGCGACCAGGTTAATGCCATTGAACGGGATAAGGCGCTGGCATGGGTGGAGCGCAATATTAAAGTTCCACTGACCGAACCACAGAAAGCGGGTATAGCGTCATTCTGTCCCTATAACATTGGCCCCGGTAAGTGTTTCCCGTCGACGTTTTATAAGCGGCTGAATGCTGGTGACCGCAGGGGAGCGTGTGAGGCGATTCGCTGGTGGATTAAGGACGGTGGCAGAGACTGCCGTATCCGCTCAAATAACTGTTATGGTCAGGTATCCCGTCGTGACCAGGAGAGCGCGCTGGCGTGCTGGGGAATCGACAGATAAGCAGAATATTTTGCTGAAAAATAAGGTATGGCCACGCGGGCGGATAACACGAAATCCTGCGAACTGGCGAAACGTAAGTGAATAAAAGTAAAAACCCCGTTTGTTGGCACCAAGCGGGGTTTTGTGTTTCTGACCTTGAGTAAGGCAAGGGAGAACATGGCGAAGTATAAACGAATTCTGTTGAGGTTGACTATGAAAAATGGCCTTGAACTGAAAGCGCCTGTAACTGATGACATCAGCAGAGCACTGGCTTTTGCCATTAAGTGGGTGGCGGTCGGTGTTGCTGTGTCCCCGATGCTGTATGGGCTGGCAAAACTGGTCATTGCGTTGAAATCGTGAAGGGAGGATTAAGCATGTCAGACAAACTCATAACGCTGGCGAAGATCCTCTGTGTAATTGTCGGCATTTCATTTTCACTAATGCTGGTTGCTCTTTTTCTTTCCATGGCCTGGATGATGTTGTCTTCGTCGGGGTTGCTGGGGTGAACATAAACCGAATGCTTTCCGCGTTTATCGTTATTCTGCTGGTGGCCTGTGGTGCGCTGTGGATGGCAACAGACCATTACCGTGATAACGCGATTACCTACAAAGCGCAGCGCGATAACAAAGCCAGTGAACTGAAGCTGGCGAACGCAACCATTACTGATATGCAGGTGCGCCAGCGCGATGTTGCTGCGCTCGATGCAAAATACTCGAGGGAATTATCCGATGCGAGAGCTGAAAATGAAACTCTGCGCGCTGATGTTGCCGCTGGTCGTAAGCGCCTGCGGATCAACGCCACCTGTCCAGGCTCCGTGCGTGAAGCCCCCACCACCTCCGGCGTGGATAATGCAACCGGCCCCCAACTGGCAGACACCGTTACACGGGATTATTTCACCCTCAGAGAGCGGCTGATGACGATGCACAAGCAACTGGAAGGGGCACAGGACTATATCCGCACTCAGTGCCTGAAATAAGTTTTGTTGATGCGCCGTATCGTCGCTGTATTCCCTCATTAACAGAGACCGCAGCCCGACAGGGAGACTCCTCTGCGCGAGTGTGCGGGGATAATCAAAAACGATACACACCGGGGTTTACCGCGTTAACGGAGCGCGGCGTTGTCCCCTCATAGTCGCCTGTCCGGTGCGATGGTGGAAGAAGCCGGATGTTTATCACTATTAATTGATGACACAGAAATGGATTCATTGAATTTCAGCACGTTTTTGTATTCGTGTTATTGAACATCTGTTTATTTTACTTTTAACATATTGATAATAAAAAGAGCTGTAAATCTTTAGATGAGTCGATTTTGTCCGGGGAAGTTCAAATGGATTTTATGCTGACGGTTTCTGGTGTGGTTATCCTGTCCATTGCTTATACTGCAGATAAATATGGCTGCCATTTGTTATCACGTATTGGCGCTTATTGTTCGTTGATGCTGATTTTCTCGTCGCTTTTTTTTGAGTAAGTTATATTAATTATAACAAATAATTTTCTGTGTTATTTTTTCAGGCTATCCCGTCAGAGGGGAAGCCTGTACTGCCGGGGAGCGAATGGAAAACTGATGTGTCCGGTAACTGCGTGTTCTGTGAACACCATGTTACTTAATTATGTAATTCATACCCGAACTCTCTGTTGACAGCCTTCTTCTGCAGGCTTCAATAACCCACGCTGAAAAGTTTCCTGAACCTTTCAGATCAAGAGCGATGTTAATTTGTTCAATCATCTGGTTTGGAAATCGGATGTTGCGGGTTGTTGTTCTGCGGGTTCTGTTCTTTGATGACATAATGTTTCCCCATATTCAGTGTTGCTGATTTGTATTATCTGAAGTTGCTTTTACGTTAATTTGACGCAGATCAATTAATACGATACCTGCGTCATAATTGATTATTTCTCGTGGTTTGATGGCGTACACACATGTTGTGATAAACCTTATATAGATGATAATCATTATCATTTCGTGGGTCCTTTCCGGCGATCCGACCGGTTACGGGGCGGCGACCTCGCGGGTTTTCGCTATTTATGAAAATTTTTAGGGAAAAATCAGATCCGTTCTTCTTCTTTTTAACTGATTGATTATCAATAGAATTTTAAAAATATAAAAGGATCTGACAAAGGCTGTTTTTGTTAGAAAACGCCATTTTCAGATCCTTTCTGGTTCCCGGGGGAGTGTATGAACGTCAATAAGAAAAAACTGGCCGATATTTTTGGCGTTGATGTCAGGACCATCACCGCCTGGCAGAGTCAGGGGTTCTGCTGCTGAAGATTTTATGAAATCTCATGTGGAACCCACGATCAGGGATGTGCCGGTTTTACTCGATCTTGCACCGTGGTTTGGGCGTAAACATCGTGATAATACCCTCACGCTGAAACGTTTTTCATCGGGCGTGGGCTTCTGGTGCCTGGGCGGGGCTGCCGCTAAAAACTACCGTGAAAAATCCGTGGACGTGGTCTGCTATGACGAACTTTCCTCGTTCGAACCGGATGTCGAAAAAGAGGGTTCGCCAACCCTGCTTGGGGATAAACGTATTGAGGGCTCTGTATGGCCCAAATCCATTCGCGGCTCGACGCCTAAAATCAAAGGCACCTGCCAGATCGAAAAAGCGGCCAACGAGTCGGCGCATTTCATGCGTTTTTATGTGCCCTGCCCACACTGTGGGGAGGAGCAGTATCTGAAATTTGGCGATGAATCCACGCCTTTTGGCCTTAAATGGGAGAAGGACAGCCCCGAAAGCGTTTTCTACCTCTGTGAACATCATGGCTGCGTGATCCATCAGTCTGAGCTTGACCAGAGCAACGGGCGGTGGATCTGTGAAAACACGGGGATGTGGACCCGTGACGGTCTGACGTTTTTCAGCGCCGCGGATAATGAAATTCCGCCGCCGCGCTCCATCACGTTCCATATCTGGACGGCGTACAGTCCGTTCACCACCTGGGTACAGATAGTCTATGACTGGCTGGATGCACTGAAAGATCCCAACGGCCTGAAAACCTTTGTGAACACCACGCTGGGCGAGACCTGGGAAGAGGCCGTGGGCGAAAAACTCGATCACCAGGTACTGATGGATAAGGTCGTGCATTACACGGCGGCGGTGCCAGCCCGGGTGGTTTATCTGACGGCGGGCATTGACTCGCAGCGAAACCGTTTTGAGATGTATGTCTGGGGATGGGCACCGGGAGAGGAAGCTTTTCTGGTGGATAAAATCATCATTATGGGCCGTCCCGATGAGGAAGAGACGCTGTTACGTGTGGATGCGGCGATCAACAAAAAATACTGCCATGCAGACGGAACCGAAATGACCATTTCCCGTGTCTGCTGGGACACCGGGGGGATCGATGGTGAAATTGTCTATCAGAGGTCAAAAAAACACGGTGTTTTCCGGGTGCTGCCGGTAAAAGGCGCATCTGTCTATGGCAAGCCGGTGATCACCATGCCGAAAACCCGCAATCAGCGGGGCGTGTATCTGTGTGAAGTGGGGACGGACACCGCAAAAGAAATTCTCTATGCCCGTATGAAAGCCGATCCCACGTCTGCGGATGAAGCCACGTCGTATGCCATCCGTTTTCCTGATGATCCGGAGATTTTTTCGCAGACAGAGGCGCAGCAACTGGTCGCGGAAGAGCTTGTGGAGAAGTGGGAAAAAGGAAAGATGCGTCTGCTGTGGGATAACAAAAAGCGGCGTAACGAAGCGCTGGACTGCCTGGTGTATGCCTACGCGGCATTACGTGTGTCCGTGCAACGCTGGCAGCTTGATCTGGCTGTACTGGCAAAATCCCGGGAAGAAGAGACGACCCGGCCAACCCTTAAAGAACTGGCAGCGAAGCTGTCCGGAGGAGTGAATGGTTACAGTCGCTGAACTACAGGCGCTGCGTCAGGCGCGCCTTGATTTATTAACCGGTAAACGGGTGGTGTCTGTCCAGAAAGATGGTCGCAGAATTGAATATACGGCGGCTTCTCTGGATGAGCTTAACCGGGCGATCAATGATGCGGAGTCGGTACTGGGGACAACCCGACGTCGCCGTCGTCCGCTGGGAGTGAGGTTATGAAACGAACGCCTGTCCTGATTGATGTGAACGGCGTTCCGCTTCGTGAGAGTCTCAGCTACAACGGGGGCGGCGCAGGATTTGGCGGGCAAATGGCGGAGTGGTTGCCACCGGCGCAGAGTGCCGATGCGGCCCTGCTATGCGCGGGTTTTCTTTTGCGCGCTCGGGCGCGAGATGGGGGCAGCAAGTCTTTCGGTACCACAACAGCAGGTACAGCTTGATGCTCCCGGAATGCTGGCTGAAACGGACGAGTACATGGCCGGAGGTAAACGACCGGCCCGTGTTTACCGGGTGGTGAACGGTATTGCGGTACTGCCGGTGAGCGGCACGCTGGTGCACCGGCTGGGGGGGATGCGGCCATTTTCCGGAATGACTGGCTATGACGGCATTGTCGCCTGTCTTCAGCAGGCAATGGCAGATAGCCAGGTGCGGGGCATACTGCTGGACATTGACAGTCCGGGCGGGCAGGCCGCCGGCGCGTTTGACTGCGCTGACATGATTTACCGCCTCCGTCAGCAGAAGCCGGTCTGGGCACTGTGCAATGACACGGCCTGTTCTGCAGCCATGCTGCTGGCGTCGGCCTGCTCCCGACGGCTGGTTACCCAGACATCCCGTATCGGCTCCATTGGCGTGATGATGAGCCATGTCAGCTATGCCGGTCATCTGGCGCAGGCCGGTGTGGATATCACGCTGATTTATGCCGGGGCGCACAAGGTGGATGGCAATCAGTTTGAAGCGTTGCCGGCAGAGGTTCGCCAGGATATGCAGCAGCGGATTGATGCGGCGCACCGGATGTTTGCCGAAAAAGTGGCGATGTATACCGGGTTGTCTGTGGATGCGGTCACGGGAACAGAGGCCGCCGTTTTTGAAGGTCAGTCCGGCATTGAGGCCGGGCTGGCGGATGAATTAATCAATGCGTCGGATGCCATCAGTGTGATGGCCACGGCGCTGAACAGTAATGTCAGAGGAGGCACTATGCCGCAATTAACTGCAACGGAAGCCGCCGTGCAGGAGAACCAGCGAGTGATGGGGATCCTGACATGCCAGGAAGCGAAAGGACGTGAACAGCTTGCCACGATGCTGGCAGGGCAACAGGGCATGAGCGTTGAACAGGCCCGGGCGATTCTGGCCGCGGCGGCACCGCAGCAGCCGGTGGCATCCGCGCAGAGTGAAGCCGATCGCATTATGGCGTGTGAAGAAGCGAACGGTCGTGAACAACTGGCAGTAACGCTGGCGGCGATGCCGGAGATGACGGTGGAAAAAGCCCGCCCGATCCTGGCTGCTTCACCGCAGGCGAATGCCGGACCATCACTCCGTGATCAGATCATGGCCCTGGATGAGGCAAAAGGGGCTGAGGCGCAGGCTGAACAGCTGGCTGCCTGCCCGGGAATGACCGTGGAGAGCGCCCGGGCTGTGCTGGCTGCGGGATCAGGTAAGGCAGAACCGGTCTCTGCATCCACAACCGCCCTGTTTGAACATTTCATGGCGAACCATTCACCGGCTGCGGTCCAGGGGGGCGTGTCACAGGCGTCAGAAGACGGTGATGCGGACGTGAAAATGCTCATGGCCATGCCATGAAGTCAGTGCTGAACATCAATACGAGGTTTTAACAATATGGTGACGAAAACCATCACTGAACAGCGTGCGGAAGTACATATTTTTGCCGGTAATGATCCGGCTCACACCGCCACAGGCAGCAGCGGGATTCCGCAGCGAAGACATCCGAGACGAACGCGAAAGCGTCGGAAACCAGCGCAGAATCCTCAAAAACGGCTGCCGCATCGTCCGCCAGTTCGGCGGCGTCATCGGCATCATCTGCGTCTGCTTCAAAAGATGAGGCGACCAGACAGGCGTCAGCAGCGAAGGGCAGCGCCACGACGGCATCCACGAAGGCGACAGAGGCAGCTGGCAGTGCGACGGCGGCAGCTCAGAGCAAAAGTACGGCGGAATCCGCGGCAACGCGCGCTGAGACAGCGGCAAAACGGGCAGAGGATATTGCATCCGCCGTGGCGCTTGAGGATGCGAGCACGACGAAAAAGGGGATAGTTCAGCTCAGCAGTGCGACTAACAGCACTTCCGAGTCACTGGCGGCAACGCCAAAAGCCGTTAAGGCCGCGTATGAGCTGGCTAACGGGAAATACACCGCACAGGATGCAACGACAGCACAGAAAGGGATAGTTCAGCTTAGCAACGCGACCAACAGCACATCTGAAATGCTGGCGGCAACGCCAAAGTCGGTAAAGGCAGCCTATGACCTTGCTACGGGGTCTGCCGGTGATCATACTCATGGTAATGGTATTCGTTGGCCAGGAGGCGGCGGTTCTGCGTTAGCATTTTATGATGGCGGTGGGTTCACTTATGTCCAGGATTCACAGTATCAAGTAAGCCCGGGGACTTCTTCCCGTAGATCGTATTATCAACGTATTCAGACACAGTCAGCAGGTGCTCATACCCACTCGCTGTCTGGTACTGCAGCAAGTTCTGGCGCACATGCACATACTGTAGGTATTGGTGCGCATACGCACTCCGTTGCGATTGGTTCACATGGACACACCATCACCGTTAACGCTGCTGGTAACGCGGAAAACACCGTCAAAAACATCGCATTTAACTATATTGTGAGGCTTGCATAATGGCATTCAGAATGAGTGAACAAGCACGGACCATAAAAATTTATAATCTGCTGGCCGGAACTAATGAATTTATTGGTGAAGGTGACGCATATATTCCGCCTCATACAGGTCTGCCAGCAAACAGTACCGATATTGCACCACCAGATATTCCTGCTGGCTTTGTGGCTGTTTTCAACAGTGATGAGGCATCGTGGCATCTCGTTGAAGACCATCGGGGTAAAACGGTTTATGACGTAGCGTCAGGGGACGAGTTATTTATTTCTGAACTCGGTCCGTTACCGGAAAATGTTACCTGGTTATCGCCGGAAGGGGAGTTTCAGAAGTGGAACGGCACAGCCTGGGTGAAGGATACGGAAGCAGAAAAAATGTTCCGGATCCGGGAGGCGGAAGAAACAAAAAACAACCTGATGCAGGTAGCCAGTGAGCATATTGCGCCGCTTCAGGATGCTGCAGATCTGGAAATTGCAACGGAGGAAGAAACCTCATTGCTGGAAGCCTGGAAAAAGTATCGGGTGTTGCTGAACCGTGTTGATACATCAACTGCACCTGATATTGAGTGGCCTACGAACCCTGTCAGGGAGTAATCATTGGGATTATGCCGCAGCACGTCTTAAGCAAGAACGTGCTGCGGTTGGATGCTATTTTTTCCCTGAAGCGGAAAACATTACTACAGTACCTTGAACCTTGGTTTTAACATTCTCGAAATGCTCTGAGAGTATATGTGTTAAGCCTTCTTCGGAATCTTTTGTGTTTGAAAAGATGCCTTTCTGATTGTAAATGCGCATCAGTTTTTGACCGAAGCTATTGTGCACAACTCCATCGCCAAGAATTGTGGCTCCGTATAGAGTTCCATCGTCAGTTAAGGCCTGCGCCGCATTGCGTATTACACAGCTTTTTGTAGATATATTTCCAGGCAGGCAGTGAAGAAGGTAAAACATGGAAATGGAATCAAATTGACCATGTAACGCCGCGGGATAAGGTTCAAAAACATCATGGCTAATTTTATGTTTAATTTTTGATTCCCCAGCCCTTGTAGATGCCGCGTTCAGGCTAGCTTCGTTCAAATCCATTAAAGATATCAGACTACTCTCAGGTACGTGAGTAAGGTAAAACCCAGTTCCAACACCAATATCCAGATGGTTGTTACCTACATGTTCCAGAAAGTGTGGAAGAAGGTGTTCCTTTGTAGGACATCCCCATGCAAGCCGATTTGATACTCCCAAAACCCACCAGTCATAAAGCTTTAGGGTAAGTGGTGTGTAAATTTTAGCCCCATCATCTGTGTTTTTTTTCATTGATTTCACCATGTTATAGTTTTATTTGTGAATTAAATCAATTATGGCGATGAATTACAAGGGGTTAAATGCTGCCGCAGCATAGCGATATTGAAATAGCCTGGTATGCTTCGATACAGCAGGAGCCGAATGGCTGGAAGACCGTCACCACACAGTTCTACATCCAGGAATTCAGTGAGTATATTGCGTCACTGCAGGATGCTGTAGATCTGGAAATCGCAACGGAGGAAGAAAGATCGTTGCTGGAGGCATGGAATAAATATCGGGTATTGTTGAATCGTGTTGATACATCAACTGCACCTGATATTGAGTGGCCTGCAAATCCTGTCAGGGAGTAATCATTGGGATTATGCCGCAGACACGTCGTATGCAGGAACGTGCTGCGGTTAGTTTGTGAGCTTTCGATAGTGGTTGTTATTTTTGCCCTTATTTGTTCCGGAGGCCATGGTTCAATGGTCCGTCTGCCCCCTGTGGTGATGTCAGCAAAATCAGCCACTGCGCGAACCACAATAGCCCGGGAAGATGCTGAAGATCACCAGGTAAAGCTATCAGCGCAGAAACTGGAAGAACTGCTCGCATCAATGGTTAAGGATGAGGTTGATCGCAATGATGGGATTTATTGA